TAGCAGAAACAATTAAGAGCTATTTACTATAGTATGCCTATTATTAAACAAGATTACGTCGGTATTGGACCAAAACTGCCCCTAGCTTATGATAAAAAGCATGGACCATATGGTTTAATCGTTGACCCAAAAGAAGAAATTAAGCAAAATTTGCTAAATATTGTCCTTACAAATCCCGGCGAGAGGGTTATGGATTCTAATTTTGGTGTTGGAATTAGGGCTTTTTTGTTTGAAAACTTTACACCTGACGTAAAAACGCAGATTGCAGAAAGAGTATCAACTCAAATTGCAAAGTATTTACCTTCAGTACAGGTTACTTCGGTAAATAGCGCGTTTGATGAAGGCAGAAATCTACTCTACGTTCGTTTAGAATTCTTTATACCAGCATTGGGAATAGCAGATTCTCTAGAATTGAACGTAGAAGATACAAATGTGAGCTTGTAATATGAGTAAAAAGAGACCACCAATAGATTTAACCAGTAGAGACTTTGGAGCAATTAAGGCAGACCTTATTAACTATGCCAAAGTTTACTACCCAGAGTCCTACCAAGACTTTAACCAGTCCTCTTTCGGAGCAATGTTGGTTGATATGGTCGCTTATGTTGGCGACATGCTTTCTTTTTACACAGATTACCAAACAAACGAGACGCTCATTGATAGCGCAGTTGAAGCTGAAAACGTAGCAAAGTTAGCAAAGCAGTTTGGTTACAAATACCCCGGTGCTTCAACATCAACAGGCAAAGTTGCAATTTATTTAGAGGTTCCAGCCCAATCTGACGAAGCTGGCTCATTACCAGATTCAGGAAACTTACCAATTTTAAACAAGGGTACAATTCTTTCATCTGATGGTGGTGCATCTTTTACGCTCATTGAGGATGTTGACTTCTCAAGAGAGGACGTTGAGGTAGTAGTTGGTGAGGATGATGGTAAAAAGCCCGTTACATACGCTTACAAAGCCTATGGAGAGGTTGTTTCAGGCATTGTAGAGTCTCAAACAACTACCCTAACGGAACAAAAGAAGTTCACAGAGATAGAAATTGACGATACAAACGTTACAGAGGTTATTTCTGTCATAGACAAAGACGGAAATGAGTTCTACGAGGTTGAATATCTCTCACAAAACATCGTATTTGAGGCGATTAGAAACTTTAATCAGTCATCGGTTGAGGATGCCCCATACATTATCAAGCCAAAAATAGCTCCTCGCCGCTTCGAAGTTGAGAATACTTTTGAAGGAGTGACAAAAATTAAGTTTGGCTCAGGTTCTGAGACCTCAATCAGTGACAACGAATACCCTGACCCCGCTTCTGTTGTAATTCAAAAGTTCGCAAAAGAGTATTACACTGACGACACCTTCGACCCAAACAAGATTTTAGATACGGACAAATTGGGTGTTATACCACCAATTGGACAAGTAACAATTAACTATAGAAAGAACGATGCTGACAATGTTAATGTACCTGTTGGGGCTTTAACAAAGGTATCATCACCAATAATTTCTTATAAAAACTCATCTGTACCAGCTTCAGTTAAGAATAAAGTTGTTGCAACTCTAGAAGTTGACAACGAAGAACCAATTAGCGGTCAGGTCAAGCCAGTCTTAACTGAAGAATTGAGAATCAGGGGTCTAAATGCGTTTGCTAGCCAAAATAGAGCGGTTACAAAAGACGATTATGTCTCATTAATTTACAGAATGGCTCCTAAGTTTGGCGCAGTTAAGCGTGCAAATGTGGTTAGAGACAATACCTCGTTTAAAAGAAACTTGAATGTTTATGTCGTTTCAGAGAACCAGCAAGGCTTCTTAAGCGAAACCCCATCTTCAGTCAAAGACAACCTTAAAACTTGGTTAAATCATTACAGAATGATTAATGACACCATTGACATTTTAGATGGAAAGGTGGTTAATATTGGTATTGAGTTTCAATTAATCTCTAAGCCAGAAGCAAACACGACAGATGTTCTAAATAAAGCAATTGGAGTTCTTAAACAATACTATAGTAACAAGCTTTTAATGGGCACCCCATTTTATATTTCAGAAATTTACCAACTATTAAATGATATTAAGGAAGTCGTAGATACTAAAAATGTAAAAATTGTAAATCGTTTTGGTTCTGGATATAGTACCACTTCTTATGATATCGAATCAAACATTAGTTCAGATGGAAGATTTGTTTTTGTACCAGAAGATACTGTTCTTGAGATTAGGTACCCAAATATTGATATAATTGGAGTTGTAGAGTAATGGCTATCAAAAGATTTTATGCAGAAAAAGACAACACAATTACCAATGCGTACAAGCAAAATCTGACCACAAGAGCTACCGGCTCAAATATGGGCGCTGCTGATATATTAGAAGTATTCAGCATTTATGGTCAAGCTACAACATCATCAAGTGAACTCTCAAGAGTCTTAATTCAGTTTGATACTGGCAGCATTTCATCTGCTAGACTAGCAGGCGATATTCCCGGTATTGGTTCTGTTAGTTTTTATTTAAGAATGTTTAATTGTCCACATCAGCACACAGTGCCAGAAGATTATAAAATGGTAATTGCACCAATTTCATCTTCTTGGGATGAGGGCGTTGGTCTGGATATGGACGAATATAAAGAGGCTGATGAGTCCAACTGGATTAAAAGAAATTCAAGCACAAACTGGACAGTACAAGGTGGAGATTATTTAACAGCTTCAGGAGACCACTTCTTTACTCAAACATTCTCAACCGGACTAGAAGACCTTTCAGTCGATGTGACAGATCAAGTCGAAGAGTGGCTAAACGCGAATACAGGAAACTATGGTTTCGGTGTATTTATGACCTCATCTGTTGAATCAGACACAGTATCATACTATACTAAAAAATTCTTTGGTAGAGGCAGTGAGTTTTTCTTTAAAAGACCAGTTCTTGAAGCTCGTTGGAATGATTCAAAGAAGGACAACAGAGTTAACTTTGTTATTTCAAGTTCAATGCTCTCGGCAGCAGACAATTTAAACACATTATACCTTTACAATACTTACAAAGGCACCTATAAGGATATTCCTAACTTAACTGGTGACAAATTAATTGTATCTTTGTATAGGGGGGCTTTAACTGATTCATCACCAACTTCTTTTACAGCCAGCAAGGTAGAGACTGGTATCTATTCAGCCTCTGTGTATTTAGACACCACAGCTTCGATTCTATACGACGTTTGGAGCACGGGTAGTGTTGTACCCGCCAACGACGGTGCAAGGGCTACACAGTACCATACAGGCTCTATAACACCCACATCTCACGCTGCCACAACATACAATCCTTCAGACTCATATGTCATCAACATAACAAACCTAAAGAAAGCTTATGAGGCTGATGAAAAGGCAAGATTTAGAGTTTATGTTAGAAATAAAAACTGGAGTCCAACAATTTACACTGTTGCATCAACCGATATTGAAACTTCGGCAGTAGACAATCTATATTACAGAATATCAAGGGAAGCCGACAATTTAACTATAGTTGACTTTAGTACAGGCTCGCTCAAATACAGCTTAACTAGCTATGATACGCAAGGCAATTATTTTGATTTTGATATGTCTTTACTAGAGGCAGGCTATTCTTACATTATTAGCTTTTTAGCAGAGGAAAATGGCAACAAAAAGCAAATCAAAAACACCTTCCGTTTCAGAGTAGAAGAATCTGACGAGTGAGTAATTACTAATAATGGGCGCTAAAGATTTTTTCAAAAACCAGACTGGTTTATTACCGCCACAAAAAGGCGCAGTAAAAGACAACTTAAATAATTCTCTTGTTGATGTTGAATCACCGGCTCATACAGAAGAAAAATTTGAGGAAAGAGAGTATCTCTTACCAGATATAGATTATTCGGACCCAGCTAATTTTGTTCGCTATGGTCTTGCATATGAATACTATAACAACGCTTTTGAAAGAATCCAGAAGCAATACCCGTATGATGGTTCAGCGGCTGAACAATTAGCCTTCTACAACGATTTAACGCCTCTAGAAAAATATATTTACGATGAAAAATATCCAAAGTATAACGGACATGTTAC